GTGCTCTTCCGATCTGGCTTCTGTTGTTTCCCCAAAAAAACGCTGTGAGTGTTTAGTTTCTGTTTTGCTTACTGGCATTGGGTTTGCGTTATTTAATTTTCCTGCGTCTCGTGCTGCCCGGTATTTGTTGCCACGTATTGCATTGCATTTACGGCAGGCGCTTACCATGTTTTCTAGCGAGTTATCACCGCCGCGGTCTACCTCTATTAGGTGATCGGCTTCGCTTGCTGGCATACCGCACCAATGGCAAAATGGGTTCTCGGCTAACAATATGCGTTTGTTTTTTTTGTAGTCGGCTTGGCCTCGAGGTCTTGGCCCTTGCTGTTTACTTGGCATGGCTCACGCGCCTACGGCTTGTGCTAGCGCGGCGCAAGCGCCTTGCTGTTGTTGTTGGTTGGTTAGTCATCATGTCGGGCTAATCCTTTACTGCGTTGTTTGTTATGTGTATGTCAATGCTTACACCATGTAAAGCCTAATGCGTTAAAGCCCCACCCACGAGGTTGCCCTAACTCGTACCCACTTACTTACGCCTGATTATGTTTACAGGCTGCCGCGCCATTGGCCCGGTCATTTCGTCAAGCATGATTACGGGCATAGCGCACTACCTACGTTGCCGTATGTTCCCAACTACCGTGCAACGGGCTTAGGGCTTGGCCAGTCAATGCCGGCACCGCGTTAGCGGTTATTTAACCTTGCTCGTAAAACTCGTAACTTGCCACTTGGCCCGGGCATAACTTTTTGTATTGGTTAAATGCCACTATTGCGTACTCTCGGGTGCGCCAATCATCGCTATACAACGCGCACCCCAAATGCTCTGCCAATTCGTGCAACATTTCTATTAGTTCCGTTTGCCGTGGTGTGGTCATATTTCCTCTTTACGCGCTGGCTAGAAAACGTATAATTACTGGCAACTGATTAGGCCGCCACACTTGGACTATTACGCCGGCTAGGTCTAAACGCTCGAGCCAATGCTCTTGTGTTTTTCGTACTACGCCTACGTCGGTTTTAAGTTCTGCGAAAACTAGCACACCCTTGTTATTAAGTAACACCAAATCGGGAAACCCGCTATCGCCTTGTATGTGTGTAGCCCATTTGCCGCGCCTGTTCATTGCTGGTAGGTCATGGTGAACTAGCCAGCCGTACCGGGTAGCAATATCTATAACCGTATTCTTAAATTGTGCTTCAAGCATCGCCATTATTTGCCTTGCCTTATCATCACTAAAACGGTTATCCAAACACCAATACAAATACCAATTATGTTGAACGCCACGTAACCCATTAGTCGGTTTTGCTACTTGGTAGGGCTTTTAGCGCGTCAATCATTTGCGTTGCCTGTTCAGGGTTCAGCGTCTCAAGTGTTACCGCGTCGCTATCTAACGTGACTGCAATGTAATCATGTAATGCGGCCTCATCAAACCCTGCGCCTTTAGCCAAAGATTTAATAAAGTAAACCTGTTTTTGGCTTGCCTGTTTAGGGTGGGCGCTCGAGGTTTCGCGCCTGATGGGTGCTATTTGTGCATCAGGCTTTTTAGGGTCTTGTCGCGCTTCAATTTCGTTACGGCTGGCAATGCTTTTGCTAATACCAAACCCCATGTAACCCAACGCACGGCCTAACGCGCTTGTCATGCCCACCATAAATTCGCTGTTTTTGGTGTACGGGGTTTTGCCCGGGTATGGTTCGGCTGCGGTTGCGATGCTTGGAATTAAGTCGGCTGCGTCGCGCCAAACGGTAATTGTGCAACGGTAAAACGTCGAACCGTCGGGCATGGTTACTACCTCGGCTGCGGTTTCTTGTATGCGCAAATCGGGGTAACGCTTCAATGCTTCGGCTAGGCGTGTTGGTACGTCTACGTAGTTATCAATGTTAAATGCCATGTTTGTAAGCCGCCTTTTTGCATGTGCCGGGGTGAAAATACAGGGTGCGATCGTGTAATTTGCTTGCTTGGTAGGCGTATGTAGTAACGCCACACTTGGGGCATGGTCTCATTGTCGGGGGCTTTCTGTTAGTCGGGTCTATTAGTTATTTATAGCAGATGCGTATAACGCGGTTGCGGGCAACATTTCCATAGGCCATAAATCGGCTTGTGGCATTGCGTAACATGGTGCTGGTAGATCAGTAGCCCAACGGCCCGGTGTATTGCATCGTTTAAGGTTTGACCAGCCGGCAAGGTTTACGGTGTATGTGTCGCGGTCAATGATCGCCAAAATGTATAGCCCGTTTTTATCCTCGTTATGTGTTAGCAAACGGCCTTTAGCGTGGTATGTCGAGCGCACCTCATAGCCGGCAACGTCGTTGGCTGTAATGTCGTAAGGCTTAAAACCCCACTCGACGCCAAGGTAAACGGCTAGTGCTTGTTCACCGTATCCACCGGTTAAAGCGCTGTCATAACTTGTAGTTGCTACTGGCACGTTGTAACGGTTTTTCATTTTGCCGAGTTCACACTCCATAGCCTTTTTATAGGCAACGTCGCGCACGTTAAATATCTGTTCAGGGGTTAGGGTGATTAACGCCATTTCAGCCCCCTAATGCTTCGATAGCCTCGCTAACGGCCTGCCAGCCTGTTGCGTTGCCGCTTAGGTCTAGGTCAGTTGCTACGCGCTTTAGCCGGGCTATTAGGTCTGCGTGGCGGGATTTGTAGGGTATGTGTGCTGGTCTGCATATTTCGTCTATTAGGTCAAATACGGCCATTTGGTGTTTTGCCATTGCGTTTGCTGTCGGGTCTAACATGCGTCTACTTTCCTCACTTAGTGAGTTGTCGGGGTCTATGTATTGTTTTACTTCGCTGTATTCCATGGTAACCAACCGCTGTTACGCCAAATAGCAACCATGGCACGTGTGTTAATTGTTGGGTTAAATAGATCGTTGCACGTTTCGAGTATGCCCTTGGCTTGTAGCCAGCCAATAGGCCAGTACTCGTTTGGTACGCACCATGCCCCGTTAATTTGGTAGAGGCCTCTTGATCCGCCTTTTGTGTCGGTGCCGTTAAACGCGTCGCTGGTACAGCGGCTTTCACGTACAGCCACTTTTAAGGCGGTGTCTAACTGATCTTGGGGTAATCCCTCGGCTAACGCCAAAACGGCTACCTGCGTGCATGTGTTCACGTATGGGGGCATTGTGGTAGTTGGTGGGGTTGCCACGTAAACGGTTGTAGGGCTTACGGGGCGGTTTTGTGCCGGGTCTGTAGGCATTGGTAGGGCATACGCAATGCCGGCAGCGGTAAAAGTGAATAGCGCGATAAACGCGGCTTTAATTGCAATTTTCATAGTTTCTCAATCGTGTAGGGCGTTTGCCATGTACCGTTTGCAATGGTCTTAAACGCAATTTGGCCGTGTAATACTTCGAGCGTGTCCGGGTTTCTGAAAATCTGTACGAGCACTTGCTGCCCGTTTTCTAATCTGCCTACAAATGCTTCGTAGGTAAAGGTTTGTAGTTCAGTCATGCGCGGTAAACCTCTTTTCGTCGGTAACAAAACGGTAGTAGGCGCGTGTTACGCGGTGGGGGATACTGGCGCAAGTCCTTGCAAGTATTGGGTTACCGCTGGCGGTACTTTGTCACCGGGCCAGTAAAACCAATGCCATGGCTCTGCTGGCATTACCTCAAGTGACCACCCAAATGCGGGGCCATGCTCACACATAAAGGCAAAAGTTTCGCCCGACATGTTTGCAAAATCACAGGCCAAACCGAGATTATGGCGACTACTACCCGGCACCGCCATTGGCGCATTGCCCGGCTTTAGGTAATAGTTTTTGTTTTCGTATACTCGAGGTTTAACGCCGGGTATTGGCTCTAGTTGGTATCGGGCTAGAAATCCTTGCCGCTGTAATGAAATGCTGCGGTATGTGTCACCGGCGCTAGTGGGCTTAAATTGTTTAAGGCCTGACGCAAACGCAAGCGCCCTAACCGCGTTGTATGCGTTGGCTGCCAATGGGTGCAATTTGCCAAACGGTTTAACGTCTACTAATAGGCTGGCTGGTAGTTCACCGGGTTTAACGTGCGCCAAGTTGGCGGGCATTACCAGTTTTTTAATCGGTGGGTACATCGGTGCCGGGCTTACTCTTTAGGCCGTTAGACGCCACAAGGCCGCTAAGTGTGCCGGTGAGAAATACAAGCAACGTAGATAGCAGGTCAATTAGTTGCGCGTCGGTTGGTGCCTGTTCGGTTGGCTGATCTACAAACAAAATGCCGTAAATAAACGCCATCACGGTAAAAGAAAAACACAAAGCCATTAGGCGGCCAACAAAAACTATTAGCCCTGCGTGGTGTTGTTCGGGTGTCTTAATCACAGGCGGCCTTTGTAAAGCATTGGTATTCGATATTCGTTTTAGAAACTGTGCAACCACTACAACCCCAAACTACTACTGCAATAAAGAGCACGTATCCGATCATATAACGCCATTTCATTATTCGTATGTTGGCGGTGTAAAGTCTTGCGTTGAATAATCATATATGTAGCCTTGGCCCGCATAAGTTTTGCCGGGCGTGTCTACAAAAGTTTCAACCCAAGTACCAAAATAACGATCGGGGTTTGCTTCTAAAAATTCTTGAGATACAACGGCAACGTAAATACACACGTTGGCATCGTTTATTTGTGCAAAGTATTGTGCGCTCATACCTTAAACCTTATGTAAGCAATGCCCGAACCACCGTTACCGCCACCAGCACCACAACCGCCACCAGTGTTCGCGGTTCCGCTTGCACCTGACGCACCACCACCGCCCGTGCCTGCTGTTCCACCTGATGGTGCGCCACCGCCTGCAACCAAACTGGTAACGGTTCCGCCTGTAAATGTGCTAAGGCTTATTCCGTTGCCGCCGGCATTTGTTGAACCTGCAGCACCTCTACCGCCACCGCCGCCGCCTTGTGTCGAGCCGTTACCTGTACCACCTGCGTTGCCTTGTGAACTTCCACCCTTAGCAACTCCGGCACCACCGTAACCCGATGCTCGAGTGCCACCACCCGAACCGCCGTCCATTGGCTCTACGTTTCGGCCCGGGTCTCCGCCACCGCCACCGCCACCGACTGCACTAATAACGTTATTTACACTTGTTGGAAATCCAACGCTAGAACTCTCAAAACCTGAACCGCCGGCGCCAATGGAAATTGGGATACTGCCAGCGTCTAAATATACGGTTGCTTGTAAAACTCCGCCAGCACCACCGCCACCCGGTACGCCGCCAGTCGTGGCACCGCCGCCACCTGCGACTAAAAATAAATCAAACAAACCCGAGCGTGAAACGGTCATGGTTGCGTCAGCCGTAAAGGCCAGCATTGTATAGTTTTGACCGCTTACTGTAATGCTTGACGATGTGCCACCTGTTGCGGCACCATAGTTGGCACCGCCACCGCTAAAAAAAGTTGCAGCGCTGGAACTGGTAAATAAAAGCGTTCCACCCCCATATTGCGCCAACGCTAGTGAACCTGTTGTAGTAACTGTTGCGGTGCCTGCCGTGATCGTGCACGTGCCCGCGCCCATGTTGTAAATGTAAACGGATTGGCCAGCGCTAAAAATTGAGGCATTAACCGTAATGGTTGTTGCGCCTGCGTTGGTCATTTGTACTCGAGCGCCAGCGTCACCGGCAACCAACGTATGGCTAGCGGTTTTGGCGTTAATCGGTAACTCGGTAATTGCATTAAGTTGCGCGGCAGTCAATACCTGCGACGCGACAAACGGGAATGGTGTAGCCATATTTGTACTTTATCCTAAAACGGGTTGCGGGTCTTGTATGTCTAGTTTTCCGTAAATTGGGTCATCAAGTATGAACTCGTAAACGATCACCGTAGGCGCTGTGTAGTAGGTAACGCGATGCCCAGTCACGAAATCTAGGCGATGCTCGACGCCCTCTACGCTTAATTCTTGGGCTACTTCACCGCCGGCAATCGTGTTGGTTATGGTGATCGTATCCCCAATGTCTACTAGGGCTAGCGTTTCGCGCTGTGCTGTCGTGAGCATTAGGTAATCGGTTTGCACCCCGGTAAACGTGGCGTCGGGTTCCCCAACTAGCAGGTAACTGGCAAGCGTGGCCGCTGCGGCGTCGTTATGTAAAAGGCTATCGGTAATGCTTACCGTTTGGATTAGGTATTTTGTTTGGCTGGCTAGATCGTCTGCCACCTCGGGGCTGGTCGCGCCTAGGTGTTGCACGCTGGCACGGTTTACGATCTGATCTGCGTTATATGTGATGGCTAGCGAGTTGTACGGAATTTTGGTGCCATCATCGTGGAAGTCGGCCACGCTACCGCTAAGGGTATTGCCTATTCGAGGGTCACTATTTAGCACGCCTGTACGTGACATAAAAATTCTGCCCTGTTCGGCAGCCTGTATTTGGTCTATGTATGCCTTTACGTTTGTGCCGTTGGCAATGGTATAGGCAGACGCGCCGCCAAGGGTTTGGGTGCCGGTGGAAATGTCACGGCTGGCTAGCGGGTAAGCAACCTCGGGCAGATCAAGTATTGCCGATAGTCGGGCGCTCGATAGTTCCTCATCTACGTTAAATTCAGCCATTGAGGTTTGAGCCAGTAAATAGAAATCATCAGCGCAATAGACGGTAACTGTGTTATTTCCGCCCAATTCGTAGGCATAGTCATAATTGACAATTTGGCCGGCAAACAATTCTACAAACGTGTTAGCGCTGTTGTAACGCCCAAACGAAACGCGACGCAATGGCGCAAGGGTGAATTGCCCTGCAGGGTCTACAAACGGGCTAGACGTATACAAAGGGTTTAGGGTTCCACCTGCCAAATTATCGTCGAGGGTAAATGACATGGTGCCGGCGCTGAACTGGTCGCCGATTTCGCGACGCCCACGATTAACGGCGATGCTTTTGCTGTATTGCATCATCGGTGCAAACTCGGTAGTACCGTCTAAAACGTATTGCGTGTTATTTAATACGCCTTTAGTTGCGCTATCCAATGTAAACGCATCTAATTGAAAACCTGTATCTATGAATAGTTCATAGTCACCGCTAGCAATAACCGACGTAGCCATTATGCCACCGCGATATTGGCGGGGCCTGCCGCCCTGTTGTATGCACGTATAGCGTTTACGATGGCTTCGCCGGCGGTTGCGTTAGGCACAAGGGTAGACAAGTTAATAGTTATATTTCCGGCACCCATGTTGCCTAATTTGCTTAAAGGTATTACAGCCTCGGGGCCGCCGCCCTCACCGATAAGCGCAAGGGTTGGGCTTGTAACTATGCCGCCCTCTGCCATTGCTGGCACGCCTGACACAACTGGCGCAAACTGGCTTACGCTTTCCGAAAATTGGGCGCTTATACCTTTTAGGTCTGCGATCTTTAAGCCCTTGGCTTTTAGTCGTTTTTGCGCCAAATCAAATGCTGCCTCGACACCTTGCAAATAGGCTTTAGCGTTATCTACACCTGCGCCATACCATTGTTGGGCGGCCTGTTGCCCGATGGTTACCGCTGCATTATTGGCGGCATCTACTAGCGCGTTAGTTTCGTTAATCGCACCAACACCACCGGCGATAAGTTCAGCCGCAATAGCCGCGCCACTTTCCCCGCCAGCGTCTAGCACCGCTTGTAACGCCTCTTGACTTAGCCCTAATTGCAGCAACGTTTTAACGTCGGTGCCGTACTTAACAATGCCGGCTACCTGATCGCGCAAACCTTGTAGAAATCCTGCCCCGGTTTCATCGCCTGCGTCTTTAGCGTCGGCAAACGAAAACGCGTCTTTAACGCTGTCGCTAACGTTTGTAGCAAAATCGGTAAAGGCTGTTTGTGCGTCGGTTAATTGGGTTTTGGCATCGTCGAGCGCGGCCTTTAGATAATCCTGTAACGCTTCGCTTGCCTCTTTAATCTTGTCGGCCATGCTCTTAGCGGCGCTACCCGTTTTATTTAATCCCTCGGGTAGTGGGCCTAGGCCTTTGTTTATTTCGCTTAGTTGAGGCCCAAACGGTTTAATGGTTTCCACCGTGGTTTTGGTTGCGTTCTTAAATGCTAGGAACGCGCCGGCAGCAACTACCAGCCCGGCAGCAATGGCGGCAGCACCAACGCCAAGGGTTAGCGCGGTGTTAGCGGCGGCAGCCGAGGCAGCAAGCGACCAGTTAAGCGCGGTAGTTACAACTGTTACAGCATTAGCAATTACTTGCGCCGCCTTAAATCCGATAAGCGCGGTGGCAATAGCGGCAATGGCTGTACCTACGGCAAGCAATGTGCCTACGTGATCTTGCGCCCAATTACCAAAACTAATAAGGTATGGCAGTACCGCTTCGACTGCCGGCAGAATAGCCAACCCGATTGCCTCGGCGGCTTCGCTTAACGCAATGTTTAACCGCTTAAATTTTCCCTCTGCGGTGTTCGCTGCAACCGCTGCCGAACCGCCAAACGTGCGCGACAACTCGGCCATAACCTCATCGAGGCTGGCACCGTCTTTAATCATTGAATACAACTGCGGCGATAACTGGCGCAACGCTTTATAGTTGCCGCCATAAGCCTTAGATAATGCGTCGCTTACTGTTGCTAGGTCTGCACCGGTACCGGCTGAAACGTCAAGCGCCAAGGTAAGCGCGTCGTTAGCGGTAGCCAAATCTTGTGTACCTAAAACAAGTGATGCCAACGCGGGGCGTAACTGTTCATCGGCTACACCGGTAGCCATAGCCATTGCGCTAATGCTGTCCTCGGTAGACGCTATTTGTGCATCTGTAGCACCAACGACGTTTTGCAATGTTTTGGCTAATTGTGCTTGCGCTGCGCTGTCCTCTATGGCGGCTTTAACGCTGTAGCCAGCGGCTGCGGTAAGCGCACCTAGCGCGGCAACGGCTGGCAAAAATGCTTTACCTGCAATGAACCCGGCACGTTCGGAATTGGTCTCAAGTTTCTTTAACTGGGTAATGGCTTTAGTGAACCCTGAACCGTCAAGGCTGCTAATAATCGGTATGTTAATTGCCACGGTGTATACCTAGTTTTCTATTGGTGCGCCGGGCAACGTCGTTAATAACTAACTCTACTTTGGCTTCGACTGCCTCGCGGTTATTCTCTACTGCACGGTCAATGGCTCGAGGCTGTTCGCCTACCTCTTTAGTTAAGTTGGTAACAAACATGCCATCGGTGTTACGCCCGGCATGGTCATAGATCGCGCCCGCTGCGTTAGCCTGTTGTATAACCATTAACTGGTAAGGTTTGCTACCGTAAACGACCTGCTCGGTATGGGTTACCACGCCATCGGTTGTGCGGTTGTAATTTACGTAGCGCTCTTTAGTTGCGCGTACACCTGTTTTAACCTTAAAACCCTTTTGCACCTGATCGGTACGCCATGAGGTGTTACGGCCTTTAATGAGGTTGCCGCGACGCATACCGCTTAACGGTTCGCCGGTGCCTTTGCTGTTATCAAAATGGGCCACCATACTGCGAGCCTCGGCAACGATCATTTGCCCGGCGCTTTGTATGTCTTTGGTTATCTGTTTGCGGTAGGCAGGGTCGAAATCGTTTAACGCTTTTAACGCCTCTTGTATGCCATCTATTTGCGGGATAGCCGAACGCGACGCCATTACTTACCGCCGCGTTGCTTGTTAAGTATTTCTATGGTGGCGTTCATATCGTCTAACTCGAATGTTATCTCACTAGGCCAAAATCCTGTTGCCACTAAAATTTCGGCAAGCGCTCTACGCACCGTGCCGTTTAGGCTTTTGGGTCTTGTTGTTCTACCACTTCAATAGACGCCAACGATGTTATAAACGCGTCGAGTGTTGCCGGTACAGTTGTGCCGGATATGCGCGTAGCCTCGTAACACAAATAGGCTAAATCCTCTACGCCAACGCCTTGCGCCATCTCTGATGCTTTGCGCTTAAATTTGCGTTCCCAACTAACGATAGTCATTAGGTTGGTAGTTACTTCGTTAGTGCTGCCATCGTTAAACGTGGCTTTTAGTCGTAATTGCATTAGTTGCCTTTTCGTGTCGGGCCGTTGCCGGCTTTAATTTATACTTCGACTACTGAATAAACGCCACCGGTAAAGGTAACGCTCATGGTGCCTAGCGCACCCAATGCCATTGTGTATGGCAATGCTTCCAAGTATGCACCGGTAAGGGTCATGGTTGGGTTGGTTGCGGTTCCCGGTGAGGTTGCCGATGGTGACCATGAAACGGTTACCTGCGTGCCTACCAAACTCTTAAGCGTTGCGTAGGTTTCTGATGCAGCAAACGACGCGTATAGGTCTAACTGGAGTGTGGAGTTCTCGAGGCCCGCTGTGTAAACCCTGCTATTAGTTCCAAAACTAGTGGACTCTAGGGCTTCAATAGTGCGCGTGAAAACCAAACCTTGGCATTGGTCTTGCAGCGAAACTGCGCCAACGGTTACGTTTGGGTTGCTTAGGTAAGTGCTTGTGGCCATGGTGCTTTAATCCTTTGGTGTGTTCTTGTTATTAGTTTTA